ATCTTTTTCTTCATACCTTGATAGTCTTTATATACCTCAAAGGCACCATAAAGTCCACCAAGTGTGGATGATACCAAAGTAAATGCAACCATCAATTTGGCTGGAGTAAATTCATACCCACCAATACTGATGACTGTATCTTTGCTTGCATACTTTTTCATAGCCGCTTCGGCTTCATCAATCTTTTTATTAACATTTACGTTTTCTTCTGACATTTTATTTCCTGTATTGTTGATCCACCATTTGTTGGTGTAGTCTATCAGATGACAGTTGCCTTAATGCTCTAACATTGTCTATTGTCACTTGATTTTTATAAATCACATCAGGTTTGTATAACTGTCCATCCTTGAGTGCTAAATTAAGATAAGTATTAAATCCTGCTGGTGTAACCGCAATGGATGATATGTCAACACCACCAGCCAATTCATTTGGTTGCACATTACTTCTTACTGTTTCCGTTTGTTGATCCATATTTGTATTTTCCACATTTAATCGTTGTTGCAATATGTTATTCACGGGATTGTTAAGACCCATAACATTTGTTTGTTGTACTTCAACTTCAACTGTTCTTGATTCCACTCTATTCATAGTAAATGTTGTGGTTGGTATAGTGGTTGGCAAAAGAGAATAATCAACTTTGGGCATTTGAATTTGAACTGTCGCCGCAGGCTGTTGAACTTCAACTGCTCTCTGCGATTGTGACACAGAACTTATCATTGCACTTGAATTGGAGACTGCGGCAATTGTTTCATGTTGTCTTTCGTTTGTTCTTTGATTATTTGCTATCACCATATTTGTTTGTTCTTGTGCATTTGCAATTGCGTTTGAAACTTCTTGTAATGCATTTTGAACTGCTGCCGATTGTACTGCTCTATCGTTGGCTTGTACCTGTCGTACAACACTCATTATCAAATTCATATTTGGTGCTGGCTTGTTTTCTTCGGATTTTTGTGACTCTTTAACAGATTGTGGAATATTGTCCGGTGCGCTAATTGTACCTGTTGTTGAAACTTGCACGCCGCCAGCATCCACCTTGACTTCAGCCGAAGGTGTATCTGCAACAATTGGTAAAGTTGTTATCGTATTTACTGGCGCAGCTTGTACAGTTGTTGCTGGTGTTAATGTGCTGATTGCTGACAGATAACCCGAACAACTAGGTGAACTTAAAACATTTGTTGAACAAGGATCAACTGTGTACTTCAAAGAGAAGTTTATGTTGTTAACTTCTGGTCCATATGGTCCTGCCCAATAATTGTTATCTCTACCAACTAAACCGTAACGAACATTACCTAGACTGCTTGCAGCATATGGAGTTGTGAAGGTTTCATTGAAATTGAAAGTGGTCCAATTAAATTTATAATTTAAATTATAATTTTTATTAGTTACAAGTCCACCCGAACGGTCATAAAGATTTACATAAGCACTTAACTGGTCCACTCTACCATCATCCCATCCATTGCCGTTCTTAGCGGTAAATCCGAAAGTATATCCTGTTACCTGTAAGCCTGTACCAGAATTCGGTAAAAAGTTATTAACTGTTTGAATTTGATGGAGGTCGGTTTGACCAAAAGAAAAGTTAATATTATTTCCTGGTCGAACTATCGCATTTGGTCCACAATAACCTGGATTATCCCAGCCCCAACATGTCAGATTGTTTTGATAAACGCCATTCACCCAAGACGATGGACCGCCTTGAGGTGTATTGATAACGATGTTACCAGTATTATAAGTTTGACCTGGTATTAGTTCTTGTGCTTTACTTGAGCAACTTGTGAACAAGAACGCCAAGGAAACTACCGATACCAATCTTTGTATAGGTGTCATCTTTTCTTTCTTTTATTGGTGCTGGAATTTTTTGTGGGTTTGATTCCCATGCTGCTTTTGCTTGTTCGCCAATTCTGCCTTCGTATGGGCAAGGAGTGCCGGCTGCCATCATAGCATCCCATACTCTACGGTCTTGGCACATTGTTGCAACGGCAGCAACTTTCATACCCATGTCATAGAGTGTTTTAGAAAGTTTTAATCTCTCACAATTTTCATCACGAATCGTTCCACCAGCAGATATACCAAATATTTGTGTTTGAACTGCGCTACTTGAACCTGTAGTACACAAATCATTATTACCACCACTCATCATGGTCGGTGCAACAGCAGTTGGTGGTGGTTGAATTATTCGTTGTGTAACTTCAGAGGTGCTGATGTTACGATTCGTCATATCACCAGTCTGTACATTGTTGTTGGTGTTTGTATTATTTGATGTTGCAGTAGATATATTATTGTTATTATTTGTCATCGTACCAGAGTTGATATTATTATTCGTATTCACATTGGTAGATGTACTAGCACTGGTACTTGAATTAACATTGTTATTATTATTTGTCATTGTACCACTATTAATATTATTATTCGTATTCACATTGGTAGATGTGCTGGCATTGTTATTGTTGTATGTCATTGTGCCAGAATTGACATTATTGTTTGTATTCACATTGGTACTTGTGGATGTGCTGGAGTTGACATTATTATTGTTATATGTCATAGTTCCAGAATTCACATTGTTGTTGGTGTTAACGCTTGTACTGGTGTTAACATTTGTTGAAACACTATTAACGTTCGTGTTGTTAGTGTTCACAGTCGTGGCTGTGCTAGTATTATTGGTGTTTACTGTGCTTGTAGAGGTAGATGTACTGTTTGTATCTACCAATGTTTTCGAATCATAGGTTGTTTGTGCAACGCTAGTTGATGTAGCCATGACAAAAAGCACCATTACGGATAACTTTTTTATCATTTTTTACCTTTTTATTATTGACTTTTTTGTGGTTATGTTGTATAATGTTAAAAGTCTCTTACTCAAAAGAACATAAGTATTTATATAACTGAAAAGGATAGATCATGGAAATCATTGCCCTAAGACTGGTAACACACGAAGAATTGCTGGGTGAAGTTGTGGAAAACAATTCGGAATACCTAAAAATTAAAAATCCCGTAGGAATTTCTGTGGTTCGTGGTAAAGATGGTATGCCTAATGTAGGTTTTTCACCTTTCCCACTCCACGCCGAACAACAAAGCGGAACTATTGTTACAATAAAGAAAATTCATATTGTATATGAATACGAACCCGCAGAAGATTTTAAAACGAATTATGACCAGCTTTTTGGTGCAGGCATCATTCTACCTAAACAACAATCCATTATTACTGGCTAATGGCAGATTTTTACACAAATATTCAAAGCTTCGGAAACAACATTCTCTACAGAGGTGTTCGTAACGACCAAAGAGTGAGAATGCGAATTGAGTATTCTCCTTCACTTTATCTTCCTTCCAGAAAAAATACACAAAGTAGGTTTAAAAGCTTGGATGGAATTGATTTGGAAGAAAAACGTTTTGATTCAATTCGTGAAGCAAAAGAATTCATCAAACAATTCGAAGGTATTCCTGGCGCACCAAAAATCTATGGTAATAGTAGATTTGAATATGCGTTCATTGCTGACCAACACAAAGGTATGATTGAGTGGGATATTGATAAGATCAATGTTGCCTTTATCGATATTGAGGTTGGATCTGAAAATGGTTTTCCTGATCCATATAAAGCCAATGAACCAATCACAGCAATTGCTATTCGTTCACTCAAAGGTGGTATCATTGTATTTGCCTGTGGTGATTACGATTTCTCTATTGATGAAACAAATAAAGGCGACGATGTTACCTATGTGAAGTGTAAAGATGAATGGACACTTTGCAAAAAGTTTCTTATGTATTGGTCCAAAGACTATCCTGATGTTGTCACCGGTTGGAATACCAAATTCTTCGATGTGCCCTATTTGATAAATCGTTTTCGTAAAATCTTGGGTGAAGATGAAACCAAAAAACTTTCACCTTGGAACTATATCTCAGAAAGAAAGACCATCATTAATGGCCGTCAGATGATTGCTTATGGTTTTCTAGGTGTTGAACAATTAGATTATATCGAACTATACAAATGGTATGCACCAGGTGGTAAGTCACAAGAGTCTTACAGACTTGATAATATCGCACAAGTTGAACTCGGTGAAGGTAAACTTTCATATGATGAGTATGATAATCTACATGCTTTGTATCGTCTAAATCACCAAAAGTTTATTGAATATAACATTAAAGACGTTAATCTGGTTCTTAAACTAGAAGATAAACTGAAACTGGTCGAGCTGGCACTTACTCTTGCTTATGATACCAAATGCAACTATGAGGATGTGTTTGCACAAACTCGTATGTGGGATTCAATGACTTATTCATATCTTCTAGGAAAAAAAATCATTGTTCCTCCACGGGAAATTCAAGAGAAAGATTCTGCGTTTGAAGGTGCATATGTGAAAGAACCACAAGTTCGTATGCATCGTTGGGTTGCATCGTTTGACTTGAACAGTCTGTATCCACATTTGATGATGCAGTATAACATTTCACCTGAAACTTTAATTGAACCTGAAGAATACACTGATGAGATGCGAAATGTTTTGAGCCAAGGAGTTTCTGTAGATAAACTTTTGAAATGTCAAGTTGACACATCAAGCTTGAAAAATGTTACTATCACACCAAACGGACAATTCTTCCGCACCGACATTCAAGGTTTCTTGCCTAAAATGATGGAAGAAATGTATGAAGATCGTAAGAAATTCAAGAAGCTGATGTTGCAAGCACAACAAGAGAAAGAAAATGAAAAAGACAAATCTAAAAAATACGATATTGAAAAGCGAATCGCTAGATACAATAATCTACAACTCGCAAAAAAAGTATCTCTCAATTCTGCTTATGGCGCTTTGGGTTCTCAGTATTTTAGATTTTACGACCTACGGATGGCTCTGGGTGTCACTACTGCTGGTCAGCTTTCTATTCGTTGGATTGAAGGCAAGATCAATGAATGGATGAACAAGGTTTTAAAAACCCACGGAGTTGATTATGTTATTGCATCGGACACTGACTCGATATATTTGCGTCTTGGAGATTTGGTTGAATCTGCGCTGGGGGACAGAACTAAAGATACTGACAAGACCATTGCCTTTATGGATAAGGTATGTGAACTTAAAATTCAGCCGTATATTGACAAGTCTTATGCA